TGACAGGGCCGTAGACCAGATCGGTCTTTGGTACGAGGCTTTTCCGGAAGCTGATGTAGTCCTCGGGAACCATGACCGGATCATTGTGCGTAAAGCGTTTTCTGCTGGCGTATCAGAGAGATGGATCAAGGGATTCGATGAGGTACTTGACACGCCTAACTGGAATTTCGATCTTCAGTTTGAGTATGACGGCGTTATGTACATTCACGGTGAAGGTGGTGGTGGAGAGAAGGGTGCCCTAATGAAGGCTTTGAACAGACGTAAGAGCGTCGTACAGGGCCACTGGCACACATCGAACCATATAAACTGGAACGTATCTGAGGTAGACCGATTGTTCGGGATGCAAATCGGGTGCGGGATCGATGATAAGGCATATGCGCTTGCCTATGCGAAGTACAACATTAAGAAGTCAATCCTGTCATGCGGGGTAGTCCTCGATAACGGGAAGCTCCCAGTATTAGAACCCATGAGGTTGTAACTTAAATCAAATCAAATGTCAGAAAACGGAATTACCTACGAAGGTGAAGTGAAAGAAAACAAGCAGCTCAGAAAAGATATTGACGAGCTGATCCAGAGGCTTAAGTATTTACCACCATCAAGAGAGAGGTCGCTATCGATCACGAAACTTCAGGAGGGTGTTATGTGGCTCGGAATGGACTTGAAGCGTCTCGGCACAGAGAATCCATACCCAAGCAGCAAAGACCCGTCAACTGGAACGAAAATCGAACCTACCGCAGATGGATTAAAACTATAACATGAAAGCAGAATTTAAAGTAAACGTCGCAGCTATCCTCATACTGGGGGTGGCTGTTGCTTTTTTCTTCTGGTTCAACGGAAAGAAGAATAGCGAAATCAACTTGCACCTGAATACAATCTCACAGCATGAATTTGTTTATGAGACTACAGTTTCAGAACACGATAGCGCTAAGATTGTATGGCAGGAAACTCTCAATGCCTCTAAAGAATCACTGAGGGCGGCATTATCTAACGATAGCATACAGTCCGAGTTGATTGCATACTACAAGAACCTGTCTCAGGTTGTCATATATGAGACTGAGTACATCCATGATACTGTCAAGGTGTCAGTTCCGATCTACATTGAGAACGATACTACTGTCAATTTGGCAGACAACTGTTTTGAGGCGTCATTAAGCCTCTCTACTGGCTCCGTTTCTCTGAACAACTATTCTATCGTCAACAGGCAAGATATCGTCATAGGGGCGCAGAAAAACGGGTTACGCAGGAAGGAATCGAGTATTGCGATACGCAATACGAATCCCTGCATAAATGTAACCGGGATGCAGAGTTATACGGTAGTCTATGAGAAGAAGTGGTGGGAGAATCCCTTTATTACAATACCAGCAAGTGTAGCTGTAGGATTTGCAGCGGGGAGAATGACAAAATGATAAGAGAAGAGAAGTGGAAGGAGCTGTGTTATGGTTGGAGTCAGCACGAGAGGCTGAAGGTCTGGTTGTTTTATTACGCCCCCGGACATGGTAATGGAGATTGGCTTTACAACACGGCGAGAGCTATCATTGAGTCCGGACTGAAAGGTGTATGGGAGCATAAGTCTCTGGAGATCATCTTCGAAACCCTTAAGAAGGGACAGAGATGGCCTGATGATGCGAAGGAATGGATCGATCCGGGTCTATGGCCTCAGCAGTATCGTATGACACAAGACCCTTGGATTCTTGCCTACTGCTGCGCTGTCTATCTTGGGAGGTATGACCTGATCGAGAAGTACAAGCCCAGCATCAAAGTGTTCAATCTGCCTGACAAGTGGGCGTGGAGAAGGGCGTTGCTCGGTAAGCCAAATCTATACTGGCTCTGGCGTAGGATAACGCCGCACAACTGGATGCAGGGATTCGTCTATGTGTTCTACGGATTTATGGATCAAGCCTACAAAAACGCATAAAAAAAGGGGAGCCGCCGAAGCAGTTCCCCTAATTTTTTTCCCGGTCGCTTAGTTAATCTCTTTTCTTGTTGAGCTTTACACCTCCGAATACTCCGAGGACGCCCCACAGGATAGTAGCACCAAACCAGATCAGTCCGGATTGCAGATCAGTTCCTACCGTCTCAGCAGCGTGGGCAAAACCCAAACCAAAAGCTGTCAGCCAAACGATTCCTACTCCAAACCAAATCCATGATGTTTTCGCATTCATACTGTTTATATTTTATGGTGAATAAAAAAGTTATCTTCTCCTGCCGGGATGTCTACGTGGCATCCAGACATTCATCTTTTCAGGGGGTACGTAATAGGGGTTAAATCCCCCATTCGCCTTTACCTCAGCACGTTGTTCGGGTGTCAAGTCATTCTGAGGCATATACTTCTGACTTGAACACGATGCAAATATAAGTAAAAATACTGACAATACCAAACGTTTACACATATTTTTAGAATATTAATGACGCTTTTGTGTCCCACTTACTGTACAGCTTGCAATCCGGACGCAGGATCAGGTACTTAGCAACATCTCCGCTCTCCTGACTCATGCAATCATCGTCGATCACAATTCCCATTCCATCCACATCGTACTTGATTCTACCGTATTCAAGCTTATCCATCTCCTTCCCATACATCTGGATGGCCTCGTTCAAGGTCTTCCAGAATGTGTCTGTAAGGGCATGATCCTCGATCCATTTGCCTTCAGGGGTTGTGTTGCTCCATGAATACATCTTCCTGAACGTCACCTGATCAGCGCCCATTGTCTCACACATCGTTAATATGCCGCGTATATCGTTACCGTGAACCATTATATTCGTCATGTTCAAAGATAGCCGTAAATTGAACCTATACTTCTTGATCAATCCACACAGGGCTTCGAGATTAAAGAACTCACACCCGATGATATCGGCATTATTCTGGTAATCCCAAATGTCAGATACACTCAGAGAAATTGTAGTCACACCAACATGATGCCTCAGAAAGTACAGGTAGTCAGCCGTCAGTAGATTTCCGGTAGTTTGTATCTCGATGACCTTGAATGGATTGGGTAGTGTTTGGTTAAAGTCTCCAAACTTTGTGAGAAATGGACGATTCTGGAGCGGCTCCAAGTCTCCCGTAAGCATAACGGTGTTGCAACCGTTGTCTCTCGCAAAGGAAAGCCGATTAATGAAGTCGGATTTATAAAGGTCATAGTACAGGTTTTTGTCAGACATCATGTTCTCATACTCAGACTCGTGCATCTTGGACACACAAAACTTACAGTTGTTCACGCACTTCTTTCCCGGAACATCTATACTTAAACTCTGTATCCTCATAACACCCTCCTTTCTGAATCAGATACCCGCTCCCTTAACCGCTCAGACTTCTCACCAATGAATATCTGCACCTGATTCTCACCGAAGATATGACTCATTTGGTCTAACATCATTAAACAGTCGGCTATCTCTTCCTGAACAGCCTCTATGCCAACCCTCCCTCGATTATACTTACTAATTGCGCTCATAAGCTCGCCCATTTCTTCGTGAAGTATTCCAATCTGAGCATCAATTCCCCACTTCTGTATAACATCCTGTAATAACTCTGGTTTTATAATCATAACGATTTCAATTTACTAATTTCAAGATTATAGCAGTCGGCTGCAAATTTCCAAGCTGGAAACTTTGGGTCTTCCTGCCCTTCACGATTGAACTTTGCCTTCTTAAAGAACTCGCTCTTCGACATATAGCCAAGAATCCAACCTGTCTTTTTATCCTCTGAAACACGAACAAAGACATAATAATCGCATTTCTGTGTAGTATTGTGAGCGCTGATGGAGCAGTTAAAGCTGGTTAGCGGTGGAACAGATGTCCTTTTCGTCTTGACGTCTATGGTCTTACCGTTGACGATCATATCGAAGTCTGGTGTGCTATCGAACTTTACTACTCGATCATTCTCCTCAAAGTAGTCATAAACAATCACTTCACCTAAAGCTCCGTAAATGTTTGACTTACCTTTAGTTATGGAGTTTTTTAAAGAACCGAAGGGATATAACCCCTCGGCTCTCTTGACTTGTTCTGGAGTGATCTCTACCCGGATCATATTTGGCGCTTGAAATTACCCTCAGTTATAAGCCTCTTCGCTTTTGTCCATCCGGAAACCGAATTATCATCAGCTATTATCTTGACGCTATTACCACGCCGATCCTCATGGATATCCTCCACTGTCACCTGTTGGAAATATGCCCGATGATCATAATGTTTGACCATCACTGCCCGATCTCCGATATGAATAACGGTTCCAAAGTAGTCGTATACAATATGTTCTCCCATGTCTTAAAATTTATATTCCAACTGTTTTCTGCTCGCCAGATAATCACAGAGATGCACAAACCTCTGGGCCGCAGTCTGTGGTTTAGGTAGAGGTTTATCTGCATCTGAATCAGTCCACTGCCCCATGTGGGAAGCGATTAATCCGTAGATTGCGTCACGCTGCTCGGTTGTGAGTGAACAGTCTCCGGCATCAACGTTTTTCTCAAGGTGGTGTGCGATCGCTATCGGGTGATTCTTGATTGTGTACTTCTGCTTCGGCACTCCATGCTTCAGACCATCGTGGAGTATCAGCGCCGTTATAATAGCGTCCTTCTGCCCCTGATTGTAGTGATCTCCAAATGTTTCCGTACTAAGCAACATTACTGCAATCCCTACGGCCGCTTTAGTGTGCCTCAGTAGCCCACCTTCTCCAAGTGCGTACTCCGGGTGATATTTTCCGGTGCTGGACGCTGGTACCGTAAAGAAGTAATTCGGCAGTATTTTTACCGCCCATGCTGCAAACGCCTTTATTTCAGGCGTCTTGATCATCTCAAGCTCCTGCTTGAGAGCATCTAACTTTTCTGATTGCTTCATTATTTACCTGTTGATCCGAAACCGTCATCACCACGATCAGAAGCCTCAAGCTCTTCCACTGTCATAACCTCCACGAGGTCAGCTCTCTCATACTTCTTGAAAACCATCTGTGCGATGCGATCTCCCCTGTTTACAAAGAATCTTTCACTACTGGCATTGTATAATATGACGCCTATCGTCCCGCGATAGTCAGAATCAATCGTTCCGGGCGTATTCATCACGGTTATCCCATGCCTCAGTACTAATCCGGATCGTGGTCTGATCTGTGCCTCAAACCCTTCCGGAATCTGGAGCCTGATACCAGTTGGTATAAGCTTCCTGTCACCCGGATGGATAAGGATTGGTTCATCATTGTTCGCATGTAAATCCATCCCCGCTGCACCATCAGTCTGGTACTCAGGTACATCAAAAGCGTCACCCACAAAAATCTTTACCTTCATCGTTTCTTCCTGCTTTTCTTATAAGTTCTTGCACGTTGGGCGTCACGCTTAGCCGCCCGTTGTGCTTTCAGATATTCCCTCTTCTGTCTTTCCAACATAAGTTCGTCCTGTTCAGTCCAGTATGAAGCGGGGTGATCTGATAGGTAGTACCCTTCAAATATCTTAGGCATTGGCTCAAATCCGGCTATTTTTTTGAAGTGCGTCATATTCTCATGAAGCGCAACATCGAAGTTTTCTCCGTAACAGCCACAGTCTATGATGTATTTGATTCCAGCGACTACTCTCTCATGATCCTTAGTTATAGGTACCCATTTTCCCCCGGGTATCTTGTCTCGTATAGCAACGAAAGATCGTCAAGTAGTTCAGCGGAAAGCTCCACACCGTCCTTTACAGTCTCGATCATACTAGTCCTCTATCTCTTGGAGAAGGGCATTAACTTTTCCCTGCTTACTCTCCTGAAGGACAGCCTTCTGTCCGATCTCTTTGGACATGGTGGTGATCTTGGTGAGTTGAATAAGGGTGTCGGCCTGCTTCTTCTTCAGTTCAAATGCTGATTTGTCCACTTTACCTTTCACCGACTTAAGCTGCTTAACAGCCTTAGCGTTACGTGCTTCAGCCTTATCAAGGGACTTCTTGGTGAAAAATGCTAATACTTTGGTACTTAATGCTACAAAGTTCATGTTTCTAAATTTAAGTTAATTAACTAATTTTCTGCAATATATGTATTTTTAATGAGACTACCAAATAATCGGCACTAATTATCATCAGGTGCCAAGAATTTATAATAGCTTATCGATTTCTTGAACACATGTTCCAGCCTATTATCGAGGTGTTGCATCCAAGCGTTGCGCTGATCTCCCTGCGGCAGACCGTTGATCAGGTCTATTGTTTGCTCCATGTAGATGATCATGTCGTTAGGAAATTAACGTTCACCTCAACCTTATCTGGACATAACCTACCGACCCTAGCTGGCACAATCATACTTTTTGCGTCGCTGTATCTAACAACGTAACGAGTATCTCCGGTTCTGTTCATTTGAAGCTCAACATTCCGAGGCTTCTCTCCGACAAGGTGCTCGAAAACGTACGGGTGATCTTCCAGTACAGTCATACGGAAAGAGGCTTCGGCAAAACGGAAGCGCTCCCAAGGGGTTAACCTGATCTTTTCGGGCTTTTCCCAATCAGACAGCGTAAGTAACTCGGCACCAGCAGCGTATTCCGCTGGTATTTCCTTTACAAATTCTCCTGCTTTTACTCTCATGTCTCTATAAGTTTTGGATTTCCATAAATCTCAGATGTCCAAGCGCGGTGCTGACCCTCTGTTCCATCCTTCTTAATGCTCTTTCCATCAGCCCACCACGAATTTCCTCCCTTGATACTGGTAACACGCATGCGTTGAATCCTTGATGATGATCCATTCTGATACTCAATCACATCACCAACACACCATCCATGTTTTGATTTAAAGTCACTACTTTCTAACTCAGCGATTTTCGCGTTCACTTTCCAGAGCTGACCTCTTAGATCGTCACGCTCCAGCTTTAGCTGCTCTAAACTCCGCATGTTCCACCTCCTGTCAAATCACATACATCAATGAATTCTTCGGTAAACTCCCTACCCTCTTTTTCCAATGCCATACTGTAATCAACTGCTGTCATGGGCTGTCCGCCTCTCGATCCATCAGGATATACAGTGAATCCCCTGAGACGGTGTGCATAATTAAGCAGGGTCTTGGCGAACATCCTAACTCTGTTTTCGTTATTCCACTCAGAACCCCACGCGGGGAGGTTAATCGTTGAAGAGATTCCCATGTCAACATAATCTTGTATGTCAGCTTGAAAGGAGATTCTCCGCTCTGGATCACGAGCTAGGTCGAGGGCTGTTTCGATTGATTCTGGTTCGAGTCCATATTTGTCAATTAAGATTTTACTTGTTCCATCGATAACGTACTGATATCTCCACTGCTTACCCTTCAGGAAGCGGCGCTTGTAAGCAACCGCGAACAGAGGTTCAATTCCTGTAGTGGTTCCAGCGAGAATGCCGATGGTTCCAGTTGGTGCAATAGCCCTGTAAGCCACTGGCCTGCTGATACCAATCTTGTCAGCCAACTCGTTAGCCGATCTCTCACTCTCCGAGCGGTAGACTTCCATCCACTCCCGAAGCTCAGGCACCATCTCATACTTGTAACCACGCTTCAGTAGCCACTCATGTACGCCCATCAGTCCGAGGCCCAGCCTACGATTCTTCTCACGTACCTTGTAAACCTTATCATACGGTAATTTAGCTACCATTGTACCGCACAGCAGGAACTGAGAGGCCAAACGAATCACTTCCTTGAACTCTTCCAGAGTATCGATACGGCTCATGTTGATTGATCCGAGGTTGCACACATCACTGTCATCTTCCGAAGTGACCTCAGTGCAAGCGTTCCGGAGGGTTTCATTCTCCTTATCAAAGAAGTTGAAGCTCATTCCCGGCTCACCGGATGCCATAGCTCTACGCACATTGTCCACGTATGTTTTAGGTAAGTCCAAGAAGCTCAGCTGAGTACCACGACCAAGGTTCATCTTAATTGCGTCAATGTCAGCCTGATACACTTGCTCAAGGAACTCATTGTCGTAGTTGACTGAGATGTTTGTCATGTCCAGAGGGGCCGGATAGTCGAAGTTCTTCTCTTTCAGGTAGGCTATTGTAGCCTTATCGCCCTTGTCAGTGAACGCTCCGTCCACCACCATTTCGTTCCAAGCTTTTGCATCAAGGAATTTATGGATATCCTTGTGCCTCCAATTCAGGGAAGCGTAGATAGCTGACCTCCGCGATCCACCCTGCATCACCTTGCGACCAATTTCGTTGATCATGTGCATCTTGGGGATCGGCCCGGAGGCTGTGCCGCCTGTCTTACCAATCGGCGCTCCTTCTTCCCTGTAGATGGAGTAGTCGTTTCCGATTCCCCCGCCTGTCATAAGGGCGCTTTCAGCCTTCCAGCTGAGGTTAGCCCAATCTTCCCGGCTATCTTCCTCTGAGCGCAACAGGTAACAGTTGTTGAAGAACTTATGAGCGCGTCCAGCATAGTAAAGGTAGCGCCCACCAGCAATGAACTTCATCTCCTGATGGAATTTGATCAGGTTCTTCTTGTCATCTCCTGTAAGGTGACCGTTTACTACATCCTCTACGAGTGTATCAGAGAGTTCGTTCCAATTCTCCGCATGCTCGTGAGCGTACTTGTTCTTGAAGATCGTCTCAGCGATCTCTGTTCTGAATACTTTGTCCATATTTCTCTATTTGTTTTGAGGGGTTAAAAATCATATTGCCATTCATCTATTTCGCCACATATCATACAGCGATTTGCACCCCATGAAGATTGATGATTGTTAGCCTTATGCACTTCTTGCCATTGGTGCTTACATTTTGCCTCTTCCTTGCTCTTGGCTTGGTGGTAGGATTCTATTAACTCAAAGAAATAATCATCTTCGCCAATGTCCTCCATTCTACAAAGCAAATCCCTGCCATTTTCTATTAAATATTCCTTTGCGTTCATATCATATTGTTTTAAGGGCAGCGATGTAGTGATTCGCCTCAGCGTAACCAACGCGGTGTAGGAAACTGTAATAGTCTCCACCTTCATACATATTGTCCTGCCAAAGTTTGTAATCCTTTATTGAATCAATATAGCTGTGGTAGTAGGCGTGTCCACGTTGCGTTCCAAGTGCAGTAGTTTCCCTGACTCTCGGCTCTTTCATGCCGAAAAGGTTCAGGTTCTCTTGGCAGATGGTACTTGTGAGCATGCCTGTTTCCAATGCTATCTGCTGCTTAACAATCTCCGGGTGCTCAATGCCAAGAGTATCAATCCAATACTCGACATTTTCCCATGAGAGCACATGAAGACTATCAAGCTCTGCCTGAAGGCTATCAGCCCTCTGCTTCTCAATCTTCTCTCTATCAATCAGTTCCTCCATATGAGTATCGAAATCCTCTAATGCAGAACTCCAATCGACAGCCTTAATAGTCATAATGATGAACACCGCGATCACCAATATGTCTGTCCGGTACTTCTCCCACAAAGTTTGTTTCTTTTCCATTCTCCTTGTTTTGGTTAGACATTAAGCCTGAGCCAAGCCAGACCTCTTGTGGTAACGTAGGTTTGCGGCACTACCTTAACGGCAGACCTTGATCCAACCTTCGCGCCTTTTACTTCGAAATACCCACGCTCAATGAACGTCTGGTATGGTTCGTTCTGCCTGACACCCTGCATAAGAATCTTTCTCCTGCGCAGTATGTCAAACAATGTGTTTCTCCCGTAACCAAGCATCTTAGCGGCCTCAGCCATAGTCAGCAGGGTAGTGGCTTCAAACACTTCCTTAACAAACTCAACCTTCGGAGCCTGAAGAGCGATAGTTTCATTCGCCTGCTCCAACTCTTCCTCAGCCTGAAGGATCATTAATGCCATCTCCTTCCGGCTAGGCAGGGCAACCTGAGCTGTACGTCTTGTGGCTTCCAGATGCTCCCATCTCTGCTGAACCTTCGCTCTTACTACGGCGTCATAGCCAGAAACCACAAACAATGTCTGCGATTTGGTGAGCTGATATTCAGGTCTAAGCTGTCCGTTCCCGTCGGCATAAGACCCCAATCCAAATCTGGATTCGGCTCCAAATACCTCAACGTAAGCTATTTCCATAGCCTTTATGTCTCGCATTACATGGAAGTGACTTTTACCAGTTAGATTAGCAATCGTACGACTGCTCATTGTCTTGTCTGTTCTCTTTAATTCATTCATGTCTTTACGTTTAAAATGGTACATCGAGTCCCTTAGAATCGAACTCATTATTTACTCCAATATCTGTATTGTCAAGCTTCTGCTCGAAGAGGTTTTGATCCTCAGCGTTCAGCCAGTTACTGTCATCCCAATCCTCGTTGGGTTCTCCGTATCTGCCACTCAGCACGTTATAGTCCAGCTCCACATATCCAATCTTACCTAAGTGTTTGAACTTGACCTTGTTGATGTATACGCGGACAGAATTGTTCTGCATATTCCTGTACACCGTCAAGCCTCCGTCGGTCTTATTGAAGAAGTTGGCGCTACCTGAGATGTTCATCAGGTCTGGCACCATTGTAGAGCCGTCATCATTCTTCGGCATCTTAGTAGGGTGAGCCACAAGGAATATGTGGCAGTTGCGATCCCTCTTGAACACATTCAGGTCAGTCAGGAACTCATTGATATTATCAGTGGTGTGCTGACCACCCTTGTCTATCTCAGTCCAAGGGTCAATGATCAGGCCGTTAACTCCGTAACGGGACACCAACATGTCAGTGATACGCAGGATGTTATCCAGCTTGTAGTTATTATCTTCCGGATAAATCCAGTAGAAGTGCTTGCCGATAAAATCATATGCTTGGTCTAATTCGCCCTGTGTGCATGCATTGAACTCCTTCCCAATGATCTTACTCACCAGCTTACTGATGTGGTATTCAATCGGGAAGTTCTCAGGGCTGAACACTGCGAAGCTCCAATCGTGATGCACAGCTAGCCTTGCAATGATATCGTCCAGAAATTCAGACTTGCCATGCGTCGATACGCCAGTGATGATCGTCATCCTTGGCTGCTCGAAGCTGAAGAACCGCTGGAACTCGCTGGTTCCGACCTGTGCCCCCGGCTTAAGCCCTTCCTTCTGGAGCCTGAACAGGTTATCCTTGAGATCATTCACTGTTACAACGTCTGTGAGCGGAGCAGGCGTAGCCTTATCAACTGTTGCAGATAATGCAACAACTCCATCCCTCATAAGCAGCTCATTCGGATCATTGCAGCCATTGAAGTCAACGAACCAGCATCGCTGGGCACCTAAGCGCCGTACGAATTCCTTCCTAAGCATTCTTCCCGGCTCGTCGTTATCTGTAGCAAGTATAATACGCTTCAGGGGCTTCAGCTTATTCTTAGCCCTCCATTCATTATCGAACAAATGGTAGTTGTTGTCAAGGTATTCCAACTTCAATGATCCTTTAGAGGCGCCATTAGGTACGGAGATGACGTTACTACGGTCACACTCGATGTAACTAAGCACATCCATTTCCCCCTCGGTTATTATAATGTCTCCCGAAGTCTCATACAGGGCATTAAGGTTGTAGAAGACCAGCTTCGCATCCTTGTACAGCTTGAAGTTCTTGGCACCATCACGATACTTAACGTTCACGAGCTGCTCTTTATCAAGGTAATTGAACTGGATAGTGTTTACCTCCGCATTACGCTGCGGCATCCATGCCACGCCCTCGGTTACTTTGAGCTTACGTAATGTATCAGGGGTAATAGATCGAGAAGCGAACCACTCCGTAGTCTTCTCGCCCAACTTATCATAGCTGGATGGAGCCTTCGGTTTCTTGTATTGCTTCTGATTGGAGTTTTGCAGGAAGCCGCCTTTGTCAACCACGAATTTAGCACCGCAGTTGTGGCAGTTGGCTATCTGCTCGTTTGTGTCTACGGATAACGGAGTGTCAGATTGGTTACTGGCTTTCTTCCTGTTATCCTTACACATGGGGCACTTGACTTTGAATTGCCCAGACTTACCGTAGGGTATTTGGATACCCATCTCGTCGAACGTAGCCGCAGCGTACGTTCCATCCTTACTTTGGTGCATACAATTTACCTATTTTACTAAGTGATAAAAATCCGGTTCAGCAGCATCGAACTGCTTCTGAGAGATATGTGACTTGTGACCGTATACATTCTCAACGTGCAGCAAGGTGCCTTCATCCATTGCTTCCTTCTTATCCTTCGGAATATCATTGAGATACCTGTCAAAGTGTCCGGGCCTGAACAAAGTATCAGGTGTGAGATATTGCTCATGCTTGGTTCCTGTCCATTTCGCGACCATATGGATGATTACTGCCACCATATCCTCCCGCGAATAGTTATCATTGAACCTTGCCCTGATTTTGTTACGATACGACTCTGTTTTTGCCCTGTATTTCTTACCTGTTAGATCATTGAACTTATTGATCACCCAAGTTACATCATCCTCAAGCTGCTTACGCTCACGGCTTTCCTGTACCCTTGGTGTAGAGAGTGCAGCATGCTGGTATTTCTCCCAGTTCTTAACATAGAAGAACCCTTTGTCCTCAACGATCAGACCCTCAGTGCTAAATGCGAAGAGGAACTTGTTTACGATCTCGATTCCAAAGCTCCTACATGCCAGTTCGAATGCTATGAATAATGAGTCTTCATCGTGAGCCTTATTAGTGCCCTGTCTGAACCACCCGCCATCCTTAGCAGCGGCCTCAAGCATAACGTTCCACATCCAGTTGAACACGAAGAAATCCTTATCGTGCTTCATATGTATTTTCCGAAACTTATCATCCGTAGACATACCGCAGTAATGTTTAAACCAATGTACGTTGTTTGCCATACTCTTTTATTTTACTGATCCACTGAATAAAATCACTATACTTCATAGCGGCCTTGGCTCTATTACATATATCGCAACAAGGAACGCAGTTATCCAGTGTATACCCTGATTCATTATCTACTCTATCCACTCCATTGTGCCTGAAAGACCCATTACCCCTCCCGTTTACTTTCGTCATACTTAAGTGTGATCCGCAATAGTGACATTCCATCTGTGTGATATCACGAAACTGATCATCTGTCAATAAAAACGATAGTCCACGTTTTTTAGCATTCAGCTTATAGATTCCGATTACTTGACGAAATGCTGCCTCTCCTTCAGGAAGCTTAACCTCATGATTCAGGCATCCGCAGCTTTTTGTGTTTCCTGAAAGTAGGCGGTCTGAGGTTACCGTGTGTACGTTACCGCAATCGCAAATACACACCCACTGGGCGCGTCTACGTAATCGCTTGGGATGAAGCCTGAAAGCAATCAGCCTACCAAACCGCATCCCCTCTAAATTTTTCGGCTTGTTCATATTACATTTTGTAAGTTACAATAAATAAAGCGGGGCCGTGTTTTAAGTCATTCTGTTTATCGCTACATGACTCTGGTAGCGCACCCCGCCTCACTGTCATCAATGCTGATCC